TTTCAATCTAAAACCAGAACAATCAGAAGCATTGAAAAATATTAACACCTATTTCTATGATGGTGGTCATTACGAATGGCAGCATGAAAAGGCACTTACATACTACTATAAAAATCTAGCAAATGTGTTTATTTTTATTGTTGATGACTGGGCTCATGAACCAGCAGTCAAAGGCACAAGAAAAGCACTCAACGATCTAAACTTCAAAATTCATAAAGAATGGGAATTGGGATATAGCCATACGATTAAAAATCGCGAGGATCTTGGCTGGCATAATGGATTATACATTGCAGTGTTAGAGAAATGAAAGAGTTTAGAGAAAAAATTTACGGTGAGCATGATCCATATAAAGACTTTCATCCATTGTCGCCAGACATGCAAGGATGGGGTAGCCATCGTCCAGTTTTTCGAGAAGTCTTAACTGAATTAAAACCAAAGTTCATTGTTGAGGTTGGAACTTGGAAAGGGGCATCTGCATTTCATATGGCAGATATTCTTCTTGAAATTGGTCATCGCGACTTTGAAATCATATGCGTCGATACTTGGCTTGGTTCTTTTGAACACTGGACTCAAATGTATGGACCAATCCATCCCATTCTTAAGAATGGTCGCCCGCAATTATATGAACAGTTTTTATCAAATGTAATGCATCGAGGATATCAGGATTGGATTACTCCATTGGCAATTGATTCTATTAATGCCGCTCACATTTTTAATGCGATGGGCTTTCGTCCAGATTTAATTTATGTTGATGCGGGTCACGAATACCATTCAGTGAGAAATGATTTGCATTTATACAGTGAATTGTTAAGGGTTGGTGGATATTTGATTGGTGATGACTTTTTCCATGAACCAGTGAAGCGAGCAGTCTTCGACGCATTCGGAGAAGATAAAGTAATTCCAAAAGGTGAGGATAAATTTGTATGGATAAAGTAAGAAACCCATGTATTGCTTCTCTCTTTATGAACAATGTTCAGCCAAAGATGGTTGAGTTGCAGAAAGCAGTTGTTGCAAAATATAACAAATCCAAGATCTTTCACTATCAGGTTCTTACTGAAGCACCTCCTGGATTTACGATGGATAAGTTGGTCGATATGCTCGAAAAGAGAGGGCATGATGCAATCATGTTCTTGGATATTGATGCGCTTCCGTTGAATGATAATGCGCTAGATTACTTTTTTGAGCAAGTTTATTCAGGCAAAGTAATTGGTTCTGCTCAAAGAAGCAATCATATCGAAAATAATCAGCATGTATTTGCTGCACCACATAATATAACATTTACTGTTGAACTCTATCGTAAACTTGGCAATCCGTCTTTCATGCCAAACTATCGTGGCGATGTTGCAGAAGAGTTGACTTTTAGAGCAGAAGAGAGTAATATTGGAGTCGAGATCTTGATGCCGCTGCGATATGATGCTCCACCGATTCGTATGAATTGGGAACCAAAAGATGCACCGCCATATTGGGATCTTGCAGATGGTATGCCGAAGTATGGTATCGGCACAACATTTGGAACACCAGAGATGGAAATGTTTTGGCATCTGTATCAGAGTTTTCATCCAGGTCAAACTGAAAGATTTGTTACAAAGTGTGAGGAACTCTTGGCATAATGGATATTGGAACAGAGAGTAAATATCTTTTTGATTATGATGTCTCTGTAATAAAGAAAGAATTATCAAAGGTCACTATCGAAGATTGGCAATTTGATAAAATGAGGCAGGAAGCATTTAAAGATGGTCATGGTGATACGGAATCCATTATATTATTTTTTGCTGGTGGTCGCCGTAAAGTTACAACCTCGCCTTCGTTTAACAGAGCAGTCCTTGATGCTGGCGAACAAATTAGAAAACATTTTGGTGAGAATGCAAAGATTTTAACGCTGATGGTTGTTAAGTTATTTGCAAAAGCGCAGATACCAACGCACACAGATGGTGGAACATTGGCTACAATTCATCGTTGCCATCTTCCGATTATTACGCATAAAGATTGTGAGTTTTATATAAACGAAAAGAAGTTTCCCTTTACAAAAGGAAAGGTGTTTGAAATTAACAATGTGATGTCACATTCAGTTGTAAATAACTCAAACATTGATCGTATCCATTTAATTTGTGACATTAGAGTATAGGAATTCATATGGCAAATCGTAGTGACTTTTTTAATGCAAAACTTCCACGCAGTTTAAAGCGTATGCTTACAATGGGTCAAGTATATGGGTGGACTGGAGATCAACATGCTCGCGGCGATCTTCGTCGCTCAATGATTGCTGCTCATGCTAATCATGTTGGATTCAAGTTGAAGCGACATTCAACTGAGAATCGCGACGCATCTAATAGCGAATAATGCACTCTCTAGTAGAACTCCGCGATCTTCTTGTCTCTAAACAGATAGAGATATTAGATTTTAATGGTTGGCAATTAAGAGTTGGTAAAGATACATGGGTTATAATTCACGATACTTTATATTTAAATGGTGAAAAACAAAACCCAAAGCAAAAAGATTTATTTGACAAATACAAAAAGGTGAAACAAAATGAGCGAAATCAAAGCAATCAAACTCGTAACTGGCGAGGAATTAGTAGTCGAAATTACAAGTAATGAAGACGAATTGGTCACATTTAAAAACCCAGTTGCAACTGTGATGCAGCGACGACAAGAGGGACCAGTTCTTGGCTTTATGCCGTGGATGCAAGCAAGCAATGGTCCGTTCACAATCAGCAAGAAATTAACTATTGTCATTTGTGATGTTGCCGAGGAAGTGAAAAATGGGTATAATCAAATCTTCGGGGCAGGAATTGTTGTCCCTCCTAAAGATTTGATTCTGGGGTAATGCTTGGCTGATTTCTATACAAACATCTCGGTATCTGGAAGATATATCCTCTATCGTGGTGTCGAGAATGATAAGAGGGTCAGACGGAAAGTTGAATTCCGTCCGACCTTTTATCTCATTGCAAATGAGAAAACAGAATACAAGACTCTGAGTGGAGAGTTTGTCAAATCAATTGAACCAGGAACAATTCCTGAGTGCAGAGAATTTTTGGAGAGGTATGAAAGTGTCGATAATTTCCCTGTTTTTGGTAATAATCGTTATGAGTATGCTTTTATTGCCGATCGTTATCCTGATGATATTCTTTGGGATATTAACAAAGTTACTATCGCTTATCTCGACATCGAAGTTGGATCTGAAAACGGATTCCCTGAACCAAGAGATGCCAACGAATCAATCACAGCCATCACTATTAAACTCAAGGGTAATTATTTTGTGTTTGGCTGTGGCGATTATATCAAGCACCGTGACGATGTGCACTATGCAAAGTGCCGAGACGAATCAGACCTTATACGAAGATTTATCGACTTCTGGGCAAGATTCCACCCAGATGTGGTCTCAGGATGGAACATCAAGTTCTTCGACATCCCCTATCTTGTAAATCGTATCACCAAACTTCTTGGTGAGGCAGAAGCCAAGAAACTCTCTCCCTGGAATCGATTGTCAGTGCGTGAAGCGCATGTGATGAATCGCGAGCATCAAGTCTATGATCTTGATGGTGTTGCAACTCTTGATTACATTGAATTGTACCGCAAGTTCACTTACTCGCAGCAAGAATCTTATCGTCTTGATAATATTGCGCATGTTGAGTTGGGCGAAAAGAAATTAGATTACTCTGAATTCGAAACGCTGCATCAACTCTACAAGCACGACTATCAAAAGTTTATTGAGTATAACATCAAGGATGTCGAGTTGGTCGAGAAACTCGAAGACAAGATGAAGTTGATTGAGTTGGCTTTGACTCTTGCTTATGACAATAAAGTAAACTATGACGATGTGTTCACGCAGGTTCGTATGTGGGATGCGATTGTTTATAATTATCTTTTGAAAAAGAAGATTGTCATCCCTCAAATGAAGCGAGGCTCAAAGAGTTCGCAGTATGAGGGTGCTTATGTTAAGGATCCGATCCTTGGCATGCATGAGTGGGTTGCATCCTTTGACTTGAATAGTCTGTATCCGCACTTGATCATGCAGTATAATATTTCGATGGAGACTCTCATTGAGCCATCGAAATATACTGACAATATGCGTGGGCTCATTCAGAACTGCAATATTAATGTTGAATCACTACTTAATCAAGAAGTCGATACTTCAATTTTGCGAGATCTTGGTGCTACTGTAACGCCGAATGGTCAGTTGTTTCATATGAATAAAGGTCAGGGTGTATTGCCTGAGATTATGGATACAATGTACAAAGACCGCACTCGGTATAAGAAGTTGGCTCTTGAGGCGAAGAAAAAGATTGAGACTGTTCTTGATGATAAGAATCAAGTTCACTATCTTGAGAAACAAGTTGCTCGATATAACAATCTTCAGTTAGCAAAGAAGGTTACTCTAAACTCTGCTTACGGTGCACTGGGCAATCAGTACTTCCGCTTCTTTGATATTCGTATCGCTGAAGGTATTACAACGGCAGGTCAGTTGTCGATTCGTTGGATTGAGAAGAAGATCAATGAGTATATGAACAATCTTCTCAAAACCAAAGATGAAGATTATGTCATCGCTTCGGATACTGATTCGATCTATTTGAACATGGGTCCGCTAATCAAGAAACTTTATCCTGACACTTCTGACACCAAGAAAGTTGTCAAATTCATGAACAAGGTTTGTGATGATAAGATTCAACCATTCATTGACTCGTCATATCAAGAGTTGGCTGATTATGTGAATGCATTTCAGCAGCGTATGGAAATGAAACGCGAGTCTCTTGCTGATAAGGCAATCTGGACTGCCAAGAAGCGATACATTCTAAATGTGCATGATAGTGAAGGTGTTGCATATGCCAAACCTAAACTTAAGATCATGGGTCTTGAGGCTGTCAAGTCTTCTACTCCTTCTGCTTGTCGCACGAAGATTAAGGAAGCAATCACGATTATCATGACGCAGACTCAAGATGATCTTCATAAGTTTATCGAAACGTTTCGTGAAGACTTCAAGAAGTTGCCGATTGAAGATATTGCATTCCCGAGATCTGTGAATGGTCTTAGTGAGTATGCTGATGCCGCAAATATCTTCAAGAAGGGAACGCCGATTCATGTGAAGGGTGCGCTGGTTTACAATCACTTCCTGCGCACTCTGAAACTGAACAAGCGTTACCAAGAGATTCAGGAAGGCGAGAAGATCAAGTTCATCTATCTCAAACAACCAAATATCTTCAATAACAATACTCTTGCATTTATCTCTGGTTTGCCAAAGCAGTTGGGTGCAGATCAATACATAGATTATGATTTACAGTTTGAGAAATCATTCCTTGAACCACTGGATATTATCTTGTCCTCTATTGATTGGAGAACAGAAAAAGTAAACTCTATTGATGAATTCTTCTCATGATAAGCGTTATAATGCCAACTCTTTGGAGAGGCGAACACTATAAAAAGATGTTGTCAATATTTAATGATCACCCACTAATTGGTGAAATCATTATTATTGACAATAATCCAGCAAATGCAGATCGATCTATCTTTGAACTCATTAAGATTCGTCATTATGCGCAGGTGCAAAACATTTATGTGAATCCTGCGTGGAATCTCGGCGTTGCACTTTCTGAGTTTGATCAGATTTGTTTGTATAGTGATGATGTATTATTTGACCCAAAATGTATTGAAGAAGCTGCTAAAGTTTGCACCCCTCGCGGCGGCATTGCTGGGTTTGCTATTGAAACTATCTCAGAATCTCATCAGGAATTAGATTTTCTTGCTCCTTGGGAAGAAATGAAGATAACAGCAAGCAATTCGATGCATTATAGATTCGGTATCTGCATGTTTATGCATAAACAAAGTTACTATAAGATACCTGAACAACTAAAGATTTATTATGGAGACGCATATTTGTTCGATCAAAATGTGATCGATGGTAAGACGAATTTTAAGATTGAAGGGTGTCCTGTTATCACTAAAATGAGAACGACATCTAAATCAAAAGAATTATTGGAAATTATTGAAAGTGATAAAAGAGAATATGCAAAAATTAATCCATCTGAGGGACTAATATTAAATATGATGGATGAATTGGAGAAGCAGCAATGATTTCTGTTATTGTTCCAACAATGTGGAAAGCACCACATTTCGTACAATTTCTCCCTATGTTACAGGAGAACAAGCATATCGGAGAGGTTATCCTTATCGATAATGATACTTCGAAGACCAACAGTGATATATACAAGTATTCGAAACTTGTTTATTTGCCACAAAAAGAGAACATTTATGTAAACCCTGCTTGGAATCTTGGGGTTGAGGTTTCGAAGTTTGATAAGTTATGTATTTTGAACGATGATGTGATTTTCAATCTAGACTGTCTTGATGTTCTATGTGATCTTATAACTCCAGAGCGTGGGCTGATGGGGTTCTCAGAACAAAGTTATTGTGGATTTGCACCTGAACTATTTGAGACTCTAAAGGGTACAGGAATGGGTGCAAATGTGTATTTGCAGGAATGCAACATATACGAAAACCAACGAACTTCTGGTATGCCACACACATACTACGGATGTGCGATGTTTGTACATAAGAGTAGATTTTTTAAGATTCCAGAAGAGTTTAAGATATATTTTGGCGACCTTTTTGTTTATCTCTTAAACTCATTTACAGTGAATCGCGGAGAAGAAATCGCTCCAAGTGTGAAGTTAGTTTCAACTGCATCAAATGCCGTTAAGAACTATACAATTGAAGATGGGCTAGTATTTACGAAAATGTCTTCAACTGTAAAGTCATTTGATAAACAAATAGAAAAAGAAAAATCTATATTTTACGAAGTGTTCGAACGTCACGGAATTCATAGGGTAAAAGATAAATGATGGCATTACTCGCGCTAATTGCAGGACTACTGTTGTCGGGTACGGCAGCATTTTACTCAATTATTGGGTTGCTTGCGATTTTTCCTGGCGCGATTGTTCCAATTACGCTTATGGGTGGTTCCCTAGAGTTTGCAAAACTTGTCGCTGCTTCATGGCTGTATCGCCATTGGTCGATCGCACCAAAGATAATTAAAGGTTATTTCGTATTTGCGATTATTGTTCTAATGTTTATCACTTCGTTGGGAACATTTGGTTATCTCTCGAAAGTTCATCTGGAGTCTTCAATTGGTGTGGCTGACAATTCTCTTGAGATTGCAAAGATTGAACAGCAAATTACTAGTCAACAAAGACAAATTGAGAACGCGCAGAGATCTCTGGACTCTCTGGACTCAGTTGTTGAGAAATCGTTCTTTGACGGAGCCAAGATTCGTACTCAGCAGAAAGCCGAAAGAACAGCATTGAATAATACAATTGAAAATTCAGATGCTAAAATTGATGAACTTAACACTCAACTCGTTCCACTCCGCCGCTCTAACATCGAGTCTGAAGCAAAGATTGGTCCATTAAAGTATATTGCTGAATTGATTTATGGCAAAGATAACGCAAAAGACTATTTCGATAGTGCAGTACGATTTGTAATCATTCTTATTGTTTTGGTATTTGACCCATTGGCTGTTCTTTTGTTGATTGCAGCAAACATTAGTTACAATCAAATGAAGGAAGAATCAGAAGAAGAACCAGAAAAACCAAAAGATACTAAACCAAAGAAACCAAATTACGTTGTAGAGAAAGTTGATACTGTTCGTTCTAAAGGCAAGAAAAAGAAAAAAGTTGCCCCAAATAATCAAGTGGAGTATAATAGTGGTATAGGTAAGAGCATCTACAACTTTATGATGCGCGATGATTTTGGCATTTCTCATACTGATAAGGTGGAAAAAAATGAGTCTACTCGAAAAACTAAAGAAAAATAGCACGATCAAAGACACGGCAATTCTTTCCAAGTCCAAGTTCTTTGCTGCTAAAGATATGATTCAAACCAGCATTCCTGTAGTGAATGTTGCGTTCTCTGGCGATCTTGATGGTGGATTCACTCCTGGTCTCACAATGTGGGCTGGTCCGAGTAAGCACTTCAAGACTGCATTTAGTCTTTTGATGGCGAAAGCATATCAAGTAAAGTATCCTGAATCAGTTGTTCTGTTCTACGACTCAGAGTTTGGTACTCCACAAAATTACTTCACTTCGTTTGGTATTGATATGGAGCGTGTTGTTCACACTCCAATCACCGACGTTGAACAATTGAAGTTTGATATTATGCAACAGTTGAGCAACATCGAGCGCGGCGAACGTGTGATGATTGTGATTGACTCGATTGGTAATCTGGCTTCGAAGAAAGAAGTCGAAGACGCAATGGATGGCAAGTCTGTCGCTGACATGAGTCGCGCAAAGCAAATCAAATCCCTGTTCCGTATGGTGACACCACACCTTACGCTGAAAGACATTCCGATGGTGGTTGTGAATCACACCTATAAGGAAATTGGTCTATATCCCAAGGATATTGTCGGCGGCGGCACAGGTTCTTATTACTCTGCTGATAACATCTACATTCTCGGTCGTCAGCAGGAAAAAGATGGCACTGATTTGATTGGTTATAATTTTATTATCAACGTAGAGAAGTCTCGTTATGTTAGAGAAAAGGCGCGTATCCCTGTCACTGTTCGCTTCGATGGTGGTATTTCTCGTTACAGTGGTCTTTTGGACATGGCACTTGAGTCTGGTCATGTTACGAAACCAAATGTAGGCTGGTATGCCAAGGTCAATACTGCCACTGGTGAAGTTGAGGGAAAGAAGTGGCGCATTGCCGATACTGAATGTGCAGATTTCTGGGATAGCATTCTTGGCGATGAAGGTTTCAAAGAATGGATTCGTAAAAATTATCAATTCAGTTCAGCAGTTGCAGGCAATCTTTCGACTGAAGTAGATGAGGATGAAGATGCTTGATCAACTAATCGCTAAACTTGAATTTTGGTATGTCAAGAAATTCTTCAAAGTTGATAAACAGTACACCTTCTTCGTGGACCTCAATGGTCCACCTGGAAGTTTTGCTGTCAAATTCTTGGAAAAATATGATGGTGTAATCATCGAGTATACTGATGTG